TAAGACCAGTTTTAAGCCTTGGCTGGCTAGAGCTAAGGGAGGAATTGCACCTCCCACATGAATCTATTTAGCTATTTCTTTTTGGCGGTTTTAGCTGAACGTTTGAAGTTGGCTTTAGTAGGAGCACCAGCAGAGCCAGGCTTCCTCATTTTCTCTCCACTACCAGCAGCAATTCGTTTGCGTTTGGCATGAATGTTTGCGTAGAGACCAGGTTTAGCCATTACTTCTTAGTTCCTTTCATAGGTGGACGACCTTTCTTTGTACCGTACGTACCTTTACCTTGTGGCATTACCAGACTCCAGGGATAATTTGACCAGTCAGTGCATAAGCACCTAGTGCTGCAATGACACCAAGCATTGCTAGGCGTCCGTTCAGCTTCTCAGCATTTTCGTTATGGTTCACAGCGTTTTCTTGAATGTACATTTGTGGTTCAGTCGGCCAGATTTGTGTATCGTTCATCAGAAGTTATACTTAAGTCCAGCCTTTGTCCCATAACCATTAGTATCACCAGTAAGGAATGAGAACTCACCGTAGACAGAAAGTGCGTCGTTAATTCCATAGGAACCACCTGCTTTACCAGAGAGTTCTACGTCACCATCTTCACCATCAGG